TATTCGTGGTGAATATGATGATCCATCTTTTTTTATGGCTTGGTGGGAAGCATCTATTGAATCTGATCATAGAGACCCTGAGACTTGGAAACTTGCTAATCCTGCGTTTGGTGATTTGAACTCAGAAGAAGATTTTGAATCTGCTGTTAAAAGAACTCCTGAATCAGAATTTAGAACTAAAAGAACCAATGCTTGGGTTTCTTCTCAAACGGCTTGGCTTCCAAATGGTGTTTGGGAAGCGCGTGAAAGTAAACGTGAAGTTGATAAAAATGTCCCAGTCATTCTTGGATTTGATGGAAGTTTCTCAGGTGATGCTTCTGTAATTATTGGTGTCACTATTGAAGAAACACCACACGTTTTTATGATTGAGGCTTATGAGAAACAACCTGAAGATGACGACACTTGGCGAGTGGATTCCTTAACAGTAGAAAATGCAATCATTGAGGCTTGCAATAAATACAATGTTTTAGAAATTGCCTGCGATCCTTTTCGTTGGCAAAGAAGTATGCAAGTTTTACAGGATGCTGGTCTACCTGTTGTGGAATGGCCATCAACCTCAGCGGCAAGAATGATTCCCGCTTGCGCAAAGTTTTATGACGCTGTTGTTGGAGAAAAACTGACTCAAGATGGCAACGCACTTTTAACAAGACACATTTCCAATGCTGTTGTAAAAGTTGATAGACTTGGGCCTAGGATTGTTAAAGAACACAGAGGGAGTCCAAGAAAAATTGACGCTGCTGTTGCAAGCATAATTGCTTTCGATAGAGCCACAGTTTCTCGGATCAATCCTGAAACCATAGTCCCAGAGTTTTTCTTTTAGGAGATTTTTTGATTTCATCAACCATTCAAGCCGTAGGACTTCTGATTATTTCTTTAGGTCTTGGACTCATTTTTATTCCAGCAGGTATAACTGCGTTAGGTGTTTCTTTTGTTTTATTTGGTCTTGCGCTTGAGAAAGGTAAATGATGTTAGGTAATCTTTTTAATCTTGGCGAGAACAGAGCAATTTCGTTCCAATCTATTTGGGGCGCAGGTGACACTTTTGCTTTCGAAACACAATCAGGTGCACCGATAGACGAAAATTCGTCAATGACAATTGGTGCTTTTTATGCTTGTGTGCTTTTAATTTCTGACACCATTTCAACACTTCCAGTTGATTCTTTTATCAGACGTGATGGAAATCGTTTACCTTACAGACCGAAACCTGAATGGGTACAAAGACCAGATATTGATTTGTTAAGAAGCGAACACTATCAACAAGTTCTTATCTCACTTCTTTTAGATGGAAACTCTTTCACAAGAATTTATCGTGATGGTCGTGGAGATGTTGCAAACCTTGTTTGCCTTGATCCTTTAAGAGTCACAGTTCAAAGAAATCCTGTAACAAGAGAAATTGAATACGTTGTTGATAACAACAATGCTGGAGTAGTACAAGCAAGAGATATGTTACACATAACAGAAATTCGCAAACCTGGTGCTTTGCGTGGAACTTCAAGAGTAACTGAACTTAAAGAAAACTTAGGGCTGGCTTCAGCGTTACAAAGTTTCGCTGCAAGATTCTTCGGTCAAGGTGCAACCACACAAGGCATCATTGAGTTTCCTGGTGCATTAACAAGTCAGCAAGCAAAAGATTTACAAGCAGGATTCGATAACGCACACAAAGGTTACAAGAAAGCACACAAAACAGGTGTTCTGTCTGCTGGTGCAAAATATGTTAAAACTGGTGTAAACCCTGACGAAGCACAAATGCTTGATTCACAAAAATTTGTAGTTGAATCAATTGCAAGAATGTTCCGTGTTCCTTTACATATGATCCAAGTTTCAACACCTGGCGCAATGTCTTATGCAAGTGTGGAAGCAAACGCTATCCAATTTGTGACACACACTCTGAGACCATATATTGAAAAAATTGAATACGCTTATTCAACACTTCTTCCAACTGAAGCATTCCTAAAATTTAATGTTGATGGTTTACTTCGCGGTGATTTCACAACCCGAATCCAAGGCTACTCAATTGGTTTACAGGCAGGTTTTTATTCCGTGAATGATGTTCGCAGATTTGAGGACTTGAGACCAGTTGAAAATGGCGACAGCAATAGAGTTCCTCTTGCAAACATAAACTTGGTAGAGGCAGATGTTATTGAGCAAGATAAACGTGTTTCTATGGCAGCAAGATTAGTTCAAACAGGTTTTGACCCTGCACAAGTCTTATCAGCACTTGGACTTCCAAAGATTGCGCACACAGGAGTTCCATCAACACAGTTACAGCAGGTCGCGCAGATTGATCCATTGAACCCAGAATCAGTTTATGACATTACGAGAACAAGTGAAATCAATGTTCAGATACCAGAAACAATTGTAAATGTTCCACCAGCCGTTATCAATGTTGCACCACCGATTGTCAATGTTAATTCACCCGAATCTAAACAAACAATCAGAACTGTTGAAAGAGATAAAGATAATCTGATAACTAGAATCATAGAAACAACAGAGGAATAAAAATGGCAACTGGTTTAAGCGCATACACAGCAAATAAATTTCTTGATGCTTTAGGTAACGCAACAGCGTTTTCTGTAACAGATGTTTACATAAAATTACACATTGGAGACCCAGGCGCAAACGGCACAAGTAATCCTGCAACTGAAACTACAAGAAAAGTTGTGACATTCGCCGCAGCATCAAATGGAACGATTGCATCAGATTCAGCAGCAACTTGGACAAACATTGCAGGCTCACAAGATGCAACACATTTTACTTCTTGGGACAATTTAACAGCAGGTAACTTTTTATTCTCAGGAACAATTACCTCAAATCCTTACACAGCAGGAGACACAGTAACAATTGCTTCAGGTTCTTTAACTGCATCTCTAACAGTCGCAAGTTAAAACAATGAGTGCCACAGGCTCACTCATTCTAGATTCCGAAGTCAGAGGAATTTTAGACAGCAACACTTTGTATGGCACAACTGAAAACATTTCAGCCACAGGATCATCAAACCTTGATGGTCTTTCTTCATCAGCCACAGCCTTTGTTTCTAATCCTCAAACAGCCCAAGCCTCACTTGGTGCTATCAGTTCACTAGCATCAGCAGATGTATCACATTTTGCTGAGAGTGCTACAAATCTTGGAATACTTGAATCTTTAATTCAAACAGTTGTTACAAAAACAGCATCAGCACAATCATTGTTTGATTTACTTCAAAGTTCAGCAACTCTTGGTGTAGTTCTTGATGCTTCAGGTGAAGCCAATCTTGGTGGTCTATCTGCATCAGGAACAGCAACAGGTGGAGAACCACCAGCCCCACCTGAACCTCAATATGGTTCAAGAGGTCCTTATCAAAGAAAAGTTAAACCAAAACTAGAATCTATATTTGAACCTGAGATTCCTAAAATTGTTGAAACAAAACCAGTAAACAAAATTGTTCTTATTAAGACCGACACCTTAGCATCAAATTTTGTTGCTTCTGCTGAAATTCGTATAGACTTTTCAATAAGACAGGATGAAGCAGACCTGTTAATGATCCTTTAGGATGGTCTAATGCCTTTAACAAGTAACGTAGTGACAACCAATGCCTCAACAACAGTTCTTATCAAGAAAGCAGGCACAAATCCTATAAAATTAAATTTGCATAATTCTTCTGGTGGAGTGATTTATCTTGGTGATTCAAATGTTTCTAGTTCTAATGGTTATCATTTAAGCAATACTGAAAATTTAGATTTAACTTTACTGCCTGGTAATTCTTTATATGGTTTATCAGGTTCAGGCTCTCGCGATATTGCTTGGTTTGAGCAGGATATTTAATGCCTTATTACATAACTGATAACGCTCCTGACTGCTCAGGTTGGGCAACTGTTAAAGAAGATGGCGAAGTTATTGGTTGTCACACAACTAAACAAGAAGCCATTGATCAAATGGTTGCTGTTTCAATTGCAGAAGAAATTGAGCCTGGTGGTGAAAGAATTAAAAAGAAAAAAATGAAAACAACTTATCGTGTTTTACCTGATAATTACAGACCATCTTTGAGTGAGGATGTTCCAGAGGGTCGCGCTTGTGGTAATTGTATTTTTTACAAAGAAGATGATGTTAAAGAATTTGCTAATGGTGAACTTCGTGCTTGGTGTGAAAAATGGGATGATTATGTCAATGGTGCATTTTATTGTAACGCTTGGCAACCTGAAGAATACATTGAAGAAGATTTAGAAGATGAATTGGATGAAGATTTAGAAGATGAATTGGATGAAGAGTTACGCGCACCAGCCCCGAAGAAAGAACAAATAAAAGGTAGCGATACAAATAAACCTGGTAGCGCAAAAGGTGGTGGCGCAGATATTGTTTTCAGCGAAGCCACAACAACTGCTCTTAAAAATAAAGTTTCAGATCACAACGAAAGAATGACACAGTTATCAAAACCTGACTGGACAAGAACAACTTTGGGAACACTTAAATCTGTTTACAGAAGAGGATCAGGTGCTTATTCAACTTCTTTCAGACCAGGTGTTTCAAGAGCGGCTTGGTCAATGGCAAGAGTGAATGCTTTTCTTTATCTTTTAAGAAATGGCAGACCAGCGAATGCAAAATATGTTACTGACAATGATTTACTGCCAAGTGGTCATCCGAAATCATCTAGATCAATTGTTTCAATGGATTTTGAGGAAAGACAAGTTAATTTAACTCCACCTGCTTATATGCGTGCTGCTGCTCGCAGAGGTCTTGAGTTAAATCGTCAAGGTTTCGGTGGAGATGGTTTGACAGATAAAACTAAACAAGAAGCACGAGATATGGCTGATGGCCGTGTGTCTGAAGATAAGTGGCGCAGAATTGCCCCTTGGATTGCTCGTCATCTTGTTGATTTAGATTCACCTGATGCAAAACCAACTTCCGATAACTATCCATCTCCAGGAGTCGTAGCACATTTTCTTTGGGGAAGTGGAGCGACTAAAAGGGCAGCACAAAGAACTCTTGATCACGCCCAAGGAGTTGTTGAAAGATTAGATATGGAAGAAAATCAATCTCGCTGGTCCTCAGTTAATGTAAACTTAAATCACAATGAAAAGGAAAACCAAGTGAATAAAATTGAACGCAGAGTCAAAAATGATGTTGATTTTGAATTAAGACTTTTAACCACAGAGTCAGATGGAATGCAGTTCTCAGGATACGCAGCAGTTTTTGACAGCGACTCAGAACCACTACCTTTCATTGAAAGAATTTTGCCTGGTGCTTTCAAACGTTCACTTAAAGCACGCAACGAAGTTAAACTTTTCAAGAATCACAATATGGATGAAGTTTTAGCATCCACTCGCTCAAAAACTTTAAGACTCACAGAAGATTCAAAAGGTTTATTGGCTGAAGCCACATTGCCTGACACAACTGCTGGTCGCGATCTTGCTGTTCTTATGAAACGTGGAGATGTTCACTCAATGTCTTTTGGTTTCTCCGTACCACCTAAAGGTGATGTTTTTTCAAGTGATGGAATGACAAGACAGTTGAAAGAAATTCGTTTACACGAAGTTTCAATTGTTACAGGTTTTCCAGCATACACAGCAACAACAGCCTCAGTAAGAAGTTTGGATATTCTGGCAACAAGAACCAATGTTGATATTGACGCCTTGGCTGATGCAATGGTCAAACTTGAAGCAGGAGAACAATTACAAAACTCTGATGCTGATTTACTGCAAGAAGTTGTCAGCAAGTTAAGGGAAAACACTCCATCAACAGATGATCTGTTAGACCTAAAGCGTAAGCACCTAGACCTACTTTTCAAGGCGGTATAACAAATGGAAAAAGATAAAATTAAAGACGCAATTCTTAAAACAGCAGGTTATCCAGAATCAGGTGTTATTGCTGAAATGGCTGATGCTATGGCCGAAGCAATTGCCAACATTGATAAACCAATGGAAACCAAAAAATTTGCACCAATTCAAGAAACCAGAATTACAGAAATAAAAGAGACACGTTAAATCTTTGTTAGACTAATAGTGGTTGCGTGGAAGCCACCACCATTTTTACTGTCGAGTGAGCCTCGCAGATACACAATATCAAAAACAATTATATAAGGAGTATTCGTGGAATACATTAAACAACAACACGAAGCACGTCAAAAGTCTTGGCACGAAGCCAAAGAACTTCTTGATAATGCTGCGTCAGAAAAACGCGATCTAACAGCAGAAGAAAACGAAAAATACAATCGTATTTCCGCTGATCTAGATGCACGCGCAAAAGTAATCGAAACCTTAAAAGCAGATGCAGATCGCGAAGTTCGCGCTGTTGAAGCAATGAGAGGTATGGAAAACCAAGCAAGACCAATCGTAGAATCCGTACAAGAAAAAAATGATGCAGATGCCATCCGTGCTTTAGCACGCGGTGAAATCCGTTCATACAATTTCGAAAAACGCGATATTACAAAAGGTTCAACTGGTTCACCTGTTCCAACTTCATTTTATGATCAAGTAATTTTACTTGCTCGTACAGTTGGTCCTATGTTGGAAACTTCAACAATTCTGAATACTGCTGGTGGAGAGAATTTACAAATTCCATCACTAAGCACATACAGCGTTGGAAGTGTTACAACAGAAGGAAACGCAATTGGCGAAAGCGATCCAGTTTTCAATTCATTTAGAACTTTGTCAGCATATAAATACTCATTCTTGACACAAGTTTCTAGAGAATTAGTTGAAGATGCAGGAATTGATATTTTGTCATTTCTTGCTGTTCAAACAGGAAACGCTCTTGGATTTGCAATCAATGAGGGACTAACAACA